GGTTCGCTGCCCGATGCTCATCTGCGTTCCCTTCGCTCTGTCCGTTCGCGCTTACGTGGCAGACCCTACGCGCTGACATTCCAACTCACAAGCGGTTCGCGCGAACTTTCAACCTACTCACGTGAGTAGGTTGTCCACTGAACCTCATGAGCACGACTGTAGGGAGGTAACGGCGTGGCGCGCATGATGGCCCGGTCCCGCTGGACACAAAAGCCTTCCTGGTATTGCTGCCCCGGTCATGACCCGAACCTGTACGACAAGGGGCGCCAACGCGCCAGGGAACGGCGAGCATGGCAACGCGAATGGCTGTAGCCCCTCGCGCTGAGGCTGGACATGCGAAAGCCCCCCGGTTTCCCGAGGGGCTACGCGGCAAGTGGGCCTACATGCGTCGCGCGTGGATCAGCTCTGCGGCTGTGCGGATGCTCGCGAGTCCAGCGTCTACGCCCTGCGACGGGTGGTTAACCGTGACCTCGCGTCCGTCGATGCGGCTTACGGTCCAGGGCAGCAGTTCGTTCGTGTACCGGTCTACAACGTCGAACCATTCCACTGTGCCGAAGTAGGACGGAGTTCCGTAGCACTCCGGGCGGGTGACGCTCTGGCGGTTGTTCGGTACGAGCATGACGTTCATGGTGTGGCCCCCTTGATTCCGTCGGCCGGTTGGCCGTGCAACCCAGACGCTACACCCGGGGGTGGCCAGTGGGCAAGCTTGATCCGCTCATCAGTCGCCACATTCCGGCTGACGCTGCGTTCCCTTCCGAGGGTTACCGCGTTGCGAACTGGATTGAGACGTTCTGTTACCTGACTGGCTCGTTCGCCGGTCAGCCGTTCAAGCTTTTGCCTTGGCAGCGTGAACTATTGGTGGACGCGTACCGACTTGAGGAAGGTCCTGGCGGTTGGCGCCGGAAACATCGTATGGCCGTGGTGTGCATCGCGCGCAAGAATGGAAAGTCCACGATTGCGGCCGCCATTATGCTGTACCACCTGATAGCCGACCGTGCCGACGCACAGCGTCAGATTATCGCTGCGGCGAATGACCGGAATCAGGCGCGCATGGTTTTCGATGCGGCCAAACAGATGGTTAATGCATCGCCCAAGCTGTCCGCCGTGTGCGACGTGCAGCGCGACATCATTCGGTACAAGGATTCAACGTACCGCGTCGTGTCGGCGGACGCGGGCAGGCAGCAGGGTTTGAACCCCAGCGCAGTCAGCCTTGATGAGTACGCGTTCAGCAAGAACGCCGACTTGTTCGACGCCCTGACGCTGGGTTCCGCCGCGCGTAACCAGCCTATGACGTGGGTAGTGTCGACCGCAGGGCCTGACCCTGATGGCCCCTTTGCCGCGCTGTGCGAGACCGGCGAGCGAGTCAATTCGGGTGAGTTGAACGATCCCACGCTTTTCTACCGGTCGTGGGGCCCGAGACTTGGCGACACGGTTGACCACCTTGACCCCGACGTGTGGAAAGCCTGCAATCCCTCGTACGAGATTTTGAACGAGGATGACTTCCGTGCGGCCGCCCAGCGATCGACTGAGGCGAGCTTCCGGATCTACCGGCTAAGCCAGTTCGTTCGCGGGGCTTCCACGTGGCTACCTCACGGACTGTGGGATTCCCTTGCAAGGGAAGACACGCTTGCCCCCGGGGACGCGGTCGTACTGGGCTTCGACGGTTCTTGGAAGGGCGACTCCACAGCGCTGGTGGCTTGCCGCGTCTCAGACCTGCGCGTGTTTGTGCTTGGCCACTGGGAAGCGCCCGCCGATGACGCACATTGGCGTGTGCCGATGGCGGACGTGCGCGAGGCGCTGCGCAACGCGCTGGCTCTGTACACCATTCGCAATCTCGTTGCCGACCCGTACCGATGGGAAGAGACGCTAGACAACCTCGAAGCGGAGGGTTACCCGGTTGAAGCATTTCCAACTAACTCTTTGGCGCGCATGGTTCCGGCAACTCAGGCTGTTTACGATGCTTGCCGTGACGGTCGCCTTTCTCATGATGGCAACCCTGCTCTTGCGCGGCATGTCGGCAATGCTGTCCTTCGGGAGGACGCGCGGGGCGCGCGGATAACCAAGGAGCATGCAAGCTCGCGCCGAAAAATCGATCTCGCCGTAGCGATGATTCTTGCTGTTCATGGCGCAGTGATGTGGCGTGAGGACAACGGCGATTTTGTGGGGACAGCCATTCTGGCCACATGGGAAGACGACGCGGGGGCGTACATCATCGGCGGTGAAGCCGGGATGTTCAATGACATCTGACCCAACCTACTCACGTGAGTAGGTTAACCACCAATCCACGAGGGGGCCGCTGTGGGCTTTTGGTCTGACCTGTTTCGGCGCGACGCGTCCCCCGCCACTGAGTCGCGAGTATGGGAGCCGTACGATCCGGCGCTCTACGGAATGACGGCAGCTTCAGGCGAGCGGGTAACCCCGAGTGAGGCGCTGCAAGTGTCGGCCGTGTTCGGGTGCGTGCGTCTTCTCTCGGAGACGATTGCCACCCTGCCGATTACTACCTACAGCAAGCGCGGTGGGGTTCGGCGCGAAGTTGCCACCCCGGACTGGATTAGCTTTCCGAACGCCGAGCCGGGCGGCATGGGACGGATTGACATCCTGTCACAGACGGTCCTTAGCCTACTGCTTGAGGGTAACGCCTACCTAGCCGTGCGCTGGCAGGGGCCGAATATTGTCGGCCTTGACGTGCTTGACCCTTCGAAGATTGTTCCGCATATGGCGTTTATCGATGGTCAGCGGCGTAAGGTCTTTGAGGCTTTCGACATTGACAGCGACGGGAACGAAGTTCTGCTTGGCTGGTACACGCCGCGCGATGTGCTGCACATTCCGGGGATGATGTTGCCTGGCGACTTTGCCGGGTGCTCCCCTATCAGCTACGCGCGTGAGTCCATCGGGCTGGCCCTCGCTGCGCAGAAGTACGGATCCAAGTTCTTTGCGAATGGCGCCATGCCGGGGGCTGTGGTTGAGGTTCCGGGCGCGATGTCTGAGGACGGACTAGCGCGCGCCCGTGAGGCATGGCGTACGGCGAACGCGGGTGTTGACAACGCGCACAGGGTGGCGCTACTGACCGAGGGCGCCAAATTTTCCAAGGTCTCCATGTCGCCCGACGAGGCGCAGTTTCTCCAGACGCGTCAGTTTCAGGTTCCGGAAATCGCGCGCATCTTTGGCGTACCTCCGCACCTGATTAGCGACGCAACAAACTCGACGTCATGGGGCTCGGGACTTGCTGAACAGAACATCGCCTTCAGCATGTTTTCGCTGCGCCCGTGGCTAGAGCGGATTGAGTCCGGCTTTAACCGGCTGCTCTTTGCCGAGACTGCGGACCGCATGAAGTTCGTGAAGTTCAACCTTGACGAAATCAAGCGTGGCGCCCCCAAGGAGCGTATGGAGCTGTACGCGCTGGGACTCATGAACGGCATCTACTCCATTGATGAAGTGCGCGCGGCTGAGGATATGGCGCCCCTGCCGAACGGTCTTGGCGAGACGTACCGCGTGCCACTGAATCTTGGCGCGGTGGACGAGCCTGACCCTGCTCCCCCTGCCATTGAACCTCCGGCCGAGACGCCGGACGAACCACCGGCCAGCGAGCCGGGCGACAAGGGGGAACCGGATGACGGAGATGCGTGAACTCAGATTCGCTGCCAGTCCACTTGAGGAGCGTGCGTCTAGTGACGGGCGCCTTTCTATGCGCGGCTACGCCTATCGCTTCAACGAACTGTCGCAGGACCTCGGCGGATTCCGTGAGCGGATCATCCCCGGGGCGGGCGGGCCTTCGCTGCGGCAGAACGACGTCATCGCGACTTTCAACCATGACACTCGCTCCCTTCTGGGCCGGACTTCTTCCGGCACGCTGCGGGTGGGCGAAGACCGTGAGGGCGGTTGGTACGAGATTGATCTGCCGGACACGACGGTTGGTCGTGACGTTGCTGAGCTTCTGAAGCGGGGGGACCTTCGGGGATCCTCCTTCACCTTTCGCGTACTTGACGGGGGGCAGCGTCGGGCGGATGACGACGACCCTGAAACCGGTCTGCCGGTCCGTGAGGTAACGGCCATGGACGTGGTGGAGCTGGGCCCGGTTGTGAATCCCGCCTACCTCACCACACAGGCCTCATTGCGCTCGCTTCCGGTGTGCCTGAATTCCAACGATGCGGTTCCGCTGGTGGACCACATACGTACCTATCCGGCGCTTGTGCGCGCCACCATTAAGGGGAGTAACTGAATGGACGCCAAGACTGTGCAGGCGAATTTCGAGGCGCGCGAGCGTGCGACTCAGGAACTGCGGGCGCTGACTGACGAAGTCGCCGGTAAGGAAATGTCGGCGGAGCAGCGCACCAAGGAGGAGAATCTCCTTGCCGCAATCGCCGATTACGACGGTCGAATCCGGCGTGGCGTTGATGCGCTTGCCGCGAACGCGAACGTGACTTCTCTGATGGATTCTCTTCAGGGTTCGGGTGGGGCGCAGAAGCGCGATGAGGGTCCTTCGCTGGATGAGCAGCTTCGGTCCATGCCGGTGAATTCG